CTATTAACATGTGTTACAATAACGTTTTAACTTAAATAAAAAGGATTACCATGACTTTTAAGTATAAAACTACAGGGCAAGAGCGTGAAAATATGTTGTTATGGCTTAAAGAAGGGGTTTCTTACACTGAAATCTCTAAGCGTTTAGACGGTAAATTAACTAAACAACGTATTAAACAAATAGCTTTAAAGAACGGTATTGATGCTTTTAAGATACGTCAAACCCGTAAAAATAAAGAATACACCGATAAAATGTTTGCTAAGAATGGATCTAAATGGAATGATCCTGAATTTACTAAGTCTTTAATCTTTCAATCTATGAAAGAGAAGTTCCGTAACAAGAAAAACAATAAATACGGTTGGGAATGGACTATTGAGTTTGGAGATTTAGAGTTTCCCTCTCATTGTCCTGTATTAGGTATTGAACTTGATTACTTTACAGAAGGTAAAGGACGTTTAGAGAACTCAGTATCGTTTGATCGTATAGATCCTACTAAAGGATACGTTAAAGGCAACGTTATTGTGATGTCTTGGAGAGCTAATCGCATTAAAAACGATGGAACTGCCCAAGAACATCAACAAATTGCTGACTTTATGCGTTCTTACTAGCCTTATTAGCCATCTGGAGGCTGGCGATACGCTCATTACTGGCAATATCGGCAGCTTTCAGGTTAACTTGCTTCTCTTTTAGCATCATGTCAGCAAGTTTTAGACGCTTCTCAAAGTCTCCACCATTATCTAGGTTAGTTGCTGCAGCTTGAACCACTTTAACTCGATGCTCTTCAGGGATCATCTGAGTTTCAACCATAGTTTTCTGAGCTTCAGCTTGTTGTTTCTGAGCTTTAGACTGTAAATCTGCCACTTGAGCAGCTGCCAATTGCATCTGAGCCATCTGCTGCTCTTGTTGAGCCTTCTGAGCATCTGGATTAGGCTGTGACATCTGATCCAAAGCCTTCATCAATTCACCACGGTTAGACAGAGAACTGTTCTGCAAGATGCCTTTAAGGATCAAGGGCAGTACTGGCGTGTTAGGGCCTAGTGTCTGTAACAAACCAATCATCTGTTGCTGTTCAAACTCTCTTGCCAAGATACCCAAAGTAGCTGTAGGCACAAAAGTCATGTCAACTGTAGGATAACGCTCACTGTCAAACTGCATATAACGGAAGGCAGCCTTGTTAATGAACGGAATCATGAAGTCTTCTTGGAAGTTACTCAAGGTACGTTTGTACTTCTTGATGATACCAGCCATAGCCATAGACATACCACCAGCGCCTGCATCACGAGGAACGTTAGACGGCATACCTGCGCTGTCAACTGTGCCTGTAGCTTGCAACAACATACGCTCAAAGTTCTGCGCTGCAACTGCTGAGCTACCATCAGTCTGACCAAACTTGAAGGGATACAAGATCTCAGAAGGTGAACCGTTGGTCAAGATAGCCTTACCGGGCTTAATCTCAAACTTAGCACCACGAGGCAGACGTGTAGCATCCATGGCAATCATAGGAGCTGTTGTCAAAGCCATTGAGTCCATCTGAGCACGTAGTTGACCATCAATAGCTTTCTGCATATTGTAGGCCTTCTCCATCGTACCTCGACCCCAGAAACGTCCGGGGACTGTATCGTCTTGGTAAGCAATGACTGGACGATCCTTCATCATGTAAGGATTAGCCTCAGCCTTCAAGAGGACTGCATCATTAGCAATAACTACAATAGCTTCTACCAAGTCTGAATGTTCGTCAGCTACGGAGTCATCTGGGAACAGGTCTGCAACCTCTCCGTTGCCCTCTTCCAAGCCTTCCAAGTACTCACGAGGAACTAAACCGTAGTATGTAAGAAGTTTAACCTTGTCATCTTCAAAGTTACGGAGATCCTGTGTTGGCTCTAAGTCTGAATCATCAAACTGAGGATTGATGTCTACTTTCTTATAAATGCCACTTTCAATACCTGCAACCACCTTGTGAATGGATACGTACTTCTCGATAGCAACGCCCAAAGCATCGTCCACGGAATCAGCATTAGGATCAATAAGGAAGTTCTTAGGATTGACAGGCTTGATCTTAACTGCAATACGATCCTTCTCTTGAACTCCAATAGCTGCAGCCCCAGAAATACCGGGAATGGCTTGAGTAGCTGGTACGTACTCTTTTTCAGACTTAACAATAATCTCGCCAATACCTGTACCATAAATCTCAGCCATCAACTCAATGTGATCAATGGACTTCTTAATCTTGTCTTTCTTAAAGTCCTCATGCAGTTGAAGCTTAATCTTCTCCACATCAAAAGGACTACCATCTACATCATTGATGTCGTCTTCAATGTCAAAGAATTCTCCCTGACCAAAGATAGCTTCCATAATCTCAGCATGACGAGTCTCCACAGCTTGCTGAGAAGCTGGAGAGATAATACGTGAACGCTCACTCTCACGAGTCTTATCCTCAGCAGCCCAGATACCTCGGAAGACACGCTCGTACTCCAACCACAAGTCCATGTAGTTAGCATCACGATGATCACGCCAGCGAGTGATGTGCTGAGTTACCCACGAGGTGAGTTCCTTCTCAGCCTGCGTAGGTTCCTCAAAAGGTGTACCATCCTGAAACTTACTGTTTTTGCTCATGTCTTCTGCCATAATCTTATTTAATCCTTAGTTGAATCGCCAAAGGGATCTTCAAACTCACCTATGTCAATAGTTTCATTAACTGATTGTGCTAATTTAATTGCTTTATATTTAACATCATCAATAGGGCCTCCCATTTCTTGAGAGTCACAAGTACGTACAGGTGAGCAAGTAATATCGTATAAAACACAATAAGCTACAGGTCTAGATTCAACATCAGCCCATTTAGGTGTTAATGGCAATGCTGAAGCTTTTAAGTTTAATGCTGGGCCATTAACAATACAATCCTCAATCTCTGATGTATTCATGTAATGTTCACAGTTAGCACAAAGCCTACCTCTAGCGTCTCCTTCTGTAGTCTGCCACTTCTTAGCTTTATCTTGCCAAAATTCCATGTTAGACTGTCTAGGATCTGCAGGGCCTAAGCCATGTTCCTTAATAGTCTTTAAATGGTTCTTAACATTAAGTTTATTATTCTGTAGCGGTAAAGGGCAATAATCGTTCATTGTTTTAATATCCTGCAATCTTGTCATAAACTTCCCACTCATCTTCTTCGTAGTCAGCGTTGTATGAAGCTATGGCAAGTTGATCTATGTAACTGAGAGCATCTACCAAGTCATCATGTACACCAGCTGTGGGGAACATAACTAATTGATCTCTGAACTCACCCCAGTCCTCATCCTCATTGAAGGTAATCCTTCCATGCTCTAAGCGACCTTGTAAGCTCCAGACAACCCTATCAGTTTTCTTCTTGTTACCGTGAGTTAAGTCTTGTATGTGCGCATAGATGTTATTCTTCCTCATCAAGTCATTCAGGTATGGCAACACAGCATTCTTCAATGCTCCTCGCTCAATACCTATGCTTGTAGGTTGGAAGTCTCTGATCACCTTTAAGATGTTAACTGCAGTCTCTCTGATGTCCCACCTACCGTGCTGGATCTTGTGTACCCACCAGTTACCATTATCTTCTAACTTAACAACTGCAATAGCTGTCTCGTCTAGCCTCTTCTTAGAAGCCCCGGCATTCTTACCTACCTCTTCAAAACCTGCTAAGTCAATAGCTACAATGTAACTACCGTACTGAGGTTCTTCAGCTAACTTAAACCATTCCTCTTTGAAGACATCAGCACCTGCTGTATCGAAGCTAGACAAGTACTCTTGCTTGAATGCAAAGGAACTCAATGTACGCTTTGCAGCCTCAATCTCTTTAGGATCAATAGTCTCGTTATCCTGAGTTGTGAAGTGCCATGACTTCCACTCTTCGTCTTGGTTGTCCTGTCCTAGATTGAAAGTATCGTAGAACCAATTACGACCTGAAGGAGTACTGATGAATAAAGCTCTACCCTTCTTATCTGACAGTGAAGCTCGAATGATCTTCTGCCATACATCTTCCTTGATAAAGGCACATTCGTCCATCACTACGTAGACTAACGACACACCTCGCAAAGAGTCAGGATTATCAGCTCCTCGTACTAAGATCTTCTTACCGTTGATAAGAGTAATCTCTAAGTTGTTCACATGGCTTGACTTAATCACAGGCCTACCTAGCTCATGCAATAAGTCCCACATAATTGTTCTAGCTTGTCCTAAGGTAGGGGCTATGTACATCACAGCTGAACCATCTGGACAGTTAAGACCTTCAATCAGTAACGATACTGCTGACAGTCTTGACTTACCACACCTTCGACCTGCAGCGACTACTTTAAAGCGAGTGGTGTCTTTAAAGACACTCTGCTGCCACTTAAGCAGTTGGAAGTTTAACTGTGTCATACATCTATCACTTCATCGCTAGTAGACACAACTGGACTGTTTAAGCCTGAGATATTAATACTGATCTGAGGCATACTACCACCACTCTTAGCTGTATCAAACACAGATGCTGGTAATATCCTATCCATAGCTAACTTAATAGCTGCCATCTGTCCGGGGTGTTCATCATCTAAGGCTATCTGGATCATCTTATCAAGGATCCTAGTACCACCTGTAGCTAACAATCTCTCCTTGAACTCTTGAAGTCTACCTGCATCACCTACAGGTCTACCTACTTTATTCTTAGTTCTATTCTTAACAGCTTGTAAATCACTCTTAGGTGGTCTACCCTTACCACGTAGTTTGGGAGACACAACCTTTACGTCAGTAGACTTTACGACATCATTTGAATCTTTAGTTTCCATTGTCTTTGTCCTATATAGGGAGACTGGTAAGTGAAGTACTATATAGTACTAAGACATTAACATAAATGTTACATAGACATAAATATTAACATAATGTTATAAGTACTTATATTAG